AGTCGTTGCGAGATTCAATCCAACGATGTGCTGCGGGTTGAATTCGTCGAACTTGTCCGGTTGAATCCCGAGCATCCGGCATGCAACGTCCTTCGCCGCTCCGCCAAACCATTCCATGTAACTCTGCTCGGAAACGGGGGCTTGCTCCGGTTGCGATTGGAACTGCTGAACCGGAGGGTGCGTTTCCTCTGGGACGGAGAGGTTCTTTCGCTGTTCCGCCAACGCCTGCGTTTTCCTGGTGTAGTCGGCTTGCAGCGATTTATAGAATGGAACGAGTTCTTTCGGGAGCCGCTTCGGATCCAGCTTGTCGATCCCGATATCCTCGATTTCCTTTGTGGTGTATGTCTGGGGCGGCTCCGAGACAAGCAACTCCCCATCCCGAACAGCGATTTCAGGCTCTGCCTCATTGGATACTGAAATATCCGTAGGCGCTTCTACTGGGGTGGGGAGCTGCTCTATCGGTTGCTGCGTAATTTGCTCGTCCATATCACTTCACCCGCGTCGTCTTCGGCTTCTCAGCCGGGATCAGCGGAACGATCTTCTCCGCAATCCTCGCAGAATACTCGGTCTTGAGCCTATCCCACATCGTCTTGTCAGGGCCGGACAAGTACGGATCGAAATCTGAGAGTATCCCGCGAACTATCGCAATCACCTTGTCGTTCATCATTCATCCTCCATCAGTGTAGCGGCGGCTTCCGCTCCGTCGCGTATGTCTCGCTCAAGATCAGCGATCATTTCCCTGTAGCACCCGAGCGTCACGAGGATACAGGCAAGCTGCTCCGTCGTCCTCGCTTCCTCAGCCGCCCTGAGCAACAAAGTCTCTCGACGCGATTCCAGCCATGGACGGAGGGAGTCCAGTAAGATCCGGCTTTCCGTTCCCCGTCCCGAAAGCTTTACCAAATGTTGGCGTCTCTGCTCGTCCATCAACTCGGCGTTCCCCTCCAGTCATATTCGGATCCCTGTGGCTCATCGCCTGTGCGATCATCGCTTCGGTCGGAATCCCCGTGTCCACGCCGGGCATCCCCTGAGGCATACCCGGAGGGAATCCCGGCTGCTGCATCTGCGGCTCGCGGATCAGCGCGTCCACCTCGCGGATGCCGATGATCCGAAGCAGCTTCCTCGCGGCGTTCGCCCATTCCTGCGGGCCGCAACAGCCAAGCTGTGCCCCCTGCGGGAAGAGCATACCGAGGAAGAGCTGGAGATTCTGTATCGTGCTCTGCCGGCTCCCGATCCCGATATCACTTGCGATCGCGATGTCATACGTTCCGGCCATGTCGTCCGGCGAAATGCTCAAGACTTCGTTCGTCAGGCGGAAGACCTGAGCGTTCGAGATGTAGAGCTGGTTCATCCGGACGAGGAACTTGTAGAGCTGCCCCACGCCCGTCTCTGCGAACGTCCGTATCAGGTGCCCGAGCCGCTGCGTCGAGGCATTCATGATGAGCGTGGCCCCGGTCGCGGTTTTGTTCAAGCTGTTGGCGTCAAGCCCCTGATTGTATCGCGTCCNNAGAAGCGTCTCGGTATATTCGAGGAATGGCATCGTCCATGCCGCCACGGGCTGGATCGGTTGGCTGTATATCGCCATTCCGGGCTGCCCGTTCACGCGAATGTACTGCTTGTCCGCCAGCAGGTCTTCGTGATTCACCCTCGTATCGTCGATGAAGCTGCGCGGAGTGTTGTTCAAGCTCATGTTCAGCACAAGAAGCCGCACCATCGCCGTCTTCAAGTGCTGGATCTCCGATACGACCTCCGCAAATCCGAAGTCCGGACACACTTTGAACGGATCTCTCGATGCGGAGATCACGAAAAACGGGGCGCGACCGTAGGAATTCTCCGAAACGCGCAAAAGCTGGTCGTTCGCGACCGTGACGAGAAGGTTTTCTGACAGCCCGTCGCCGTCCGCGTCCATCGTCACGCAGCACTCGTACAGTTCCACAACGGTTCTCGACGAATCGTCCGCCGTATTCTGCGACGTGCCGAGTTCGTCGTTCAGATCCTGCTCGATCTGCGAGTAGTCCGGGGAGCCGGCCGATTCTATCGCGGCCTCAACAGCCTTCGCGTCGTAAATCCCGCGTTTCGCTTTCCTCCGGAGATCGTCCCCGGTGACGTACTTCTTCTGCGCCACGAACGGAGCCGTCTCGACGGAAACCGCTGTAGGCGTCCAGCGCAAATGGAACGGATGAACCACCTCGATCACCGGGCGGTTCTCCACCATGCGCGAAGTCTGGTACCGGATATCGAACAAGCCGTACTCGTCCGGAGTTTCGGAGCATGAAAGGATCGTCACGCCGGGAGTCGCGGCGATGAGTGCGATCTTCTCGGCGTCAAGCCTCTCTTCGACCTCTTCGTGCTTCGTGTCGCGTATCCAGTGCGCCTTGAGCACGCCAAGCTCGAAGCGGAGCGCGTCAACGAACCAGTCATTGAAGACGAGGAATCCGTGGTTCTGTTCAAGGATCTGCCAGTCGAGCAGCTTCTTGAACAGCTCGCCCTTGTGCGCGTCTTCCGGCTCGCGCCCGACCACCGAAACGATCTGATCCGCACCGAAGAAACTCTGCATCAGCGGAGGGATCAACGATTCAACCGTGGCCCAGAAGTCGAACACGCGCATATCCGACCTGGCGGACAGCCTCTCGAACTTCCGCTCGTACAGCGACTTCTCCGCTCGATACGCGGACAGCCTGTCGCGCAGCAACGGTTCGATCTTCGACGTGAAATACGAATTGGCCTGGGCCAGATCGTCAAGCGTTATGTCGAGAACGCGCTTCTTTTGCTTCCGTGAGAGCTCTTTCATAGCGATCCGGCCTCCGGCATTTTGTCTTCGTCCGCGTAACCCCATCCTCCCATCGGGGGGAAGGCGATACGGTCAACCATCGCAAGCGATTCTACAACATCGTCATGCGCGGGAAACGCCGGATACGCCAGCATCTCCGCTTCAAGCTCCGGGAGGAACGCAGCGCCGGAGGGAAACCAGATCGAGCCGGTAGCCATTCTGGGGCGCAGGGCCTCGATTTTGAGCTCCTTCTGCCGCCTGTCTGCGATCGGCTCAATCCGGAAGAATATGTTCCGCGTCAGCATGTCCCGCTCCATGAAGTCCTGCAAGCTCGCCTGATACGCGATCGACTCAACTCCAACACATCTTGGCCGCCACGCAAGGACGAGAGAGAACAGACGCTCGATCGTATCGATAGGCCCGTATCGTCCATAGTCTATATCGACGACGTACCAGCAGTTTTCCGGCGACACAGCCACGACACACAGGCTCGTATAGTCGCCCGTCGCCCTGCCGAGAGCCGGATCGAGCGTTATGAACACGTTCGATCGAGCCACGATCTTCCGCGTCATCCGCGGATCGTAATACCGGAACTGGCTCTTCGGGAACCACTGGCTGCTCGGATCGGTCGTCTTGCACATCCGCTCGCGGTACCAGATATCCAGCTTGCCGAGCGTGACGTACTTCGCCTTCTCCTGCCGGATGAACTGCATCGGATACCTGGCAGGCCAGTTCGGTTGCTCGTCGTCCGTCATGATCGGGATCCTCGACGCGACGAAGCCAAGCTCTCCGGCCTGCGCCATCACCCGCTCGACGATGCTCTTCTCCCCGAGGTTGTTGCCGATCAGGATGATCCGCGTATCCTTCCCGAGGAAGAGGACTTCCGACAGGAACCAGTCCCAATCCGACGCAAGCACCGTCTCGGACTGGGCGTCTTCGAGATCCTGCGGATCGTCGATCACGACGAGCTGCGGCCTTCTGTCATTCCATGCAAGCCCGCGTATGCTCATGCCCTTACCATACGCTTCTATCCGTATCGGGAACTCTTCCCGCCCGTCCGTGACAATCGCCTCGTACACGCCGAGCGACGGAGTGTATGTCGTCTCGGACACGAGATTCCCCGCCACGTCCTGCCGCTCGCGGAACCTGTTCACGATCTCCGTGATGCGCTTCGTCGCCATCGTCGCGTTCGCCACGATGAACACGATGTAGCTGTACGGCTTCGTAGGGAAGACCATTCGGTGGAGCGTGTGCGCGTTGATTGCGATGTTCGTCTTGGCGGACTCGCGGAATCCCTGTATCACCAGATTGTCCGTTCCCTGCAAGAGATCCTTCGACCACTGGTGATGGAACCATGCGAACTCAACCGCATTTTCCAGCCGGAAGAAGAGCTTGTGGAACTCCACAAGATCCATCTCCGCCACGGAGAGCCGCATCGTCAGATCGAGAACGTCGCTATTCATCGGCTTCCATGAGGGCGGGAACTTCCTCTTCCGCCCGCTCTATCTCCACCTCAATCGCGTCCGCATCCCCGCTCCTGAGAAGGGCGAGAGCCTGGCGAGCCACCAGCGCAGCGGTCTTTCGATCGTCGGTGATCGACACGTTGACGTTGTTCTGTATCGGCTTCCCCATTCCCCTGTCGAGGACGATCTCGCAGGCCTTGAGCCTGTCCTGATCCTTGGCGGCGTCGTCCATCATTATCATCACCGCGA